ACTGTTGGTCAACCCAGATGGATTGATATTGAATATTTAGATCATGGCGAAGTTAAAAAGATATACAAAGACAATTCAAGGAGAAATAAATAGCGTGGAAGTCAGACAATGCCGAGCGTTAAATTGCCATAAGCTTGTGGAACTCCCACATTATTATTGTGATGAACATCGTGAACTAGAAGCTGCATATCTTCAATCACGTATGAAATGGTCGCATAGTCATGACAAACAATACGCGAAACGTTATGACAAGACTAAACGTGTGGCAACTCCTATTAAACGTGAACAGCATAAGTTTTATAAGAGCAAGCAATGGCAAGACTTACGGACAGTGGTATTAAATAAACAACATTATCTTTGTCAATATTGTTTAACAGAAGGACGTGTGACACAAGGCAATACGATTGACCACACAATACCAATCAACTTTGATCCAACTAAAAAAGATGACGTGAACAATCTAAATGTTATCTGTCCAGAGTGTCATAGGTTGAAGACTGATTGGGAATACAAACATTATTACTTGCATGGGAAACGAATCGTGAGCGCTGAAGCAATTAGCAACGTCAAAGAAGTTAATTACCTCATGCGACAGAGCGATGGTAACCCTCAAACGGGGAATGCTAAGGGATTCAAGGGAAATACTAAGAATTCCAACCGGTCTTAAGCGACCGTCAAAGAATAAAAGTATTAAAATGTAATAAAGGCATCAAAAAGCGCCGTCATTCAATTTTTAAAAAGCAACGTGTAATTCATTAAAAATAATTTTAAAATGCGTCAGACAAAATTTTTACCCCCCGCACGGCAATGTTTGAGGGGACCGTACCCAGCATGCATGAATCACGATTTTTTTGAATTTTTTAAATTTTTTTACGTAGGGGGCTGATTATTTTCGGGAAATTCCCTATTTTTTTGTGAAAGGAGATTGAAATTAATGTCAAAAACGAACAAAAATGTTAAAAAGAACGAAATTTCAACCACTCCTCCGAAATATTTAGGTGAAACAGCTAAAGAAATGTATCGAACTTTGGCAAAATACTTAAAAAATGATGGAAAATTAGACAAAATTGATGAAAATTTGGTAGTTTTATATGCCGCTACTTATGAAATTTACTTTGAAGCCTATGACCATATTCAAAAGCATAAAGAAGTTCAAGCGATTTATCATTCGGTTCAAGATTCCACCGGAAAGATTATTGCAAAAGACTTTTCAGGTTATCGAAAGAACCCGTCTGTAACGATTTATTCAGACGCTGTGGCTAAACTAGCCAATCTCGGTAGTCAGTTAGGTTTATCTCCTAAATCGCGTGCAGAACTTGAAAAAATCGTTCAGCCGAAAGATGACGGCGATGATGAAAGCGTTGATGACCTTCTTAATAAAGGAGGTGGTTCATTCTGATTGATAAAGTTGATTTGAGTTCAACACATGATGTTGAAAAAGCGTTCAAAGCAATTGACTTCCTTCCTATTATTAATGAATACAAAGACCCTGCTACAAAATATGCTTTCAATATATTGAGTGGCAAACAGGAAGCGGGATATTTTATCAAGCTCGCCTGCTTTCGTCACTTGCAAGATTTAAGACGTACTGAAGATAATCAAGAAGATTTTCCTTATCACTACGATTTACAAGAATGCCATCGCATATTAAACTTTGCTTCGATTTGTCCCGACGTCAATGCTGGAAAGCCGTTGCCGTTGATGGATTGGCAAAAAACAATTCTTTGTTTGGCGGTTGGCTGGCGAAATGAATACGGATATAAAAGATTTGATCGCGTGCTTTTGTCAGTTGCCCGTGCGAATGGAAAATCGTATCTCTGCAACATTTTGCTATGGTATGCGTTTCTGATTGAAACTAAAAACACGATGAATGCCGATATTGGTTACATAATGCCGGTTTCTGAGCAACAGAAAAAAACATGGCCGTATCTACAAACTACCGGTCATCGACTAGAGGAATATTCAGGTTTCAAGAAAGATTTCTTTAAGAAATACGATATTGCGATTCAGGAATTAGGAATTCAGTCAAGAAAAACACATAACAAAATACTTCGTTTGAGTAATGAAGCGGGTCAATTCGATTCGTTTCATTTTTTGTATTGTGTTCGTGATGAAGCCGGTGATCCTCGTTATGCAAAGTATGACAACTTAGGGAAGATTACCTCAGGGCAGTTGACCGTTCACAACCATCAATTGATTGAAATATCGACTGCTTATGACAGTATCGACACGAAGTTCTATGCCGATGAGCAACGGCTCAAAGAAGTCATGGAAAAGGATTTTGACCGCAAAGAAGATAACTACCTTTGTTTAGTTTGGGCGCAAGATTCGTTGATGGAGTTCCGTGAACCAAAGACGTGGATTAAATCCAATCCGATTCTTGGACTCGATAAAGACGGCAGTGTTCTTGATGCCATGATCAAGTCAAGAGACTCAAAGGATGCCGATGGTTCGCTAAACGAATTTCAAAACAGAAACCTGAATATGTGGCTTCAAGTCAAGACTGATAGTTACTTGAAACTGAAAGATATTGAGAATACTCGAATTAATGAATTCGATATTAAAAATCGTGAAGTATTCATCGGGCTTGATATTTCAATGGACTCTGATAATTCGGCATTGGGATTTGTATTTCCTTATGTTGATAAGAACAATCAGCCACGATTTCATTTCATGCAACACAGTTTCATACCATGGCAGCGTGCCGGATCAATTGATTCAAAGGAAAAGCAGGATAACGTGCCGTATAGGAAGCTTGCCGAACAAGGTTTCTGTTCGATTACAGAGAATGAATTCGGAATTATTAGTGTTCAACAGATATTTGATTGGCTTGTGGATTTTGTTACTACAAACAATTTAAAGGTTTCCTTGTTTGGTTACGATATTTTGGGTTATTACCGCATTCAAGATTTGAAAGATACGGTAGCTCGAAACTTTCCCAGTTGGCCTGTCGAAGCAATTACTCAAAAGACTTCGGATCTTCAGAATCCGGTTAAATTTATGCAAGAAGCATTTATAACGGGCGAGGTTACACATTTCAAAGACTTGATCATGGAGAAAGCCTTACGGAACGCTGTGACAAAGACGAACAACGTGGGGATGTATATTGATAAACCAAAATCAAGTTACAAGATTGATGTTGTTGACTCTCTGGTTAACGCATTAAGTCAGGCAATGTTCTACTTTGACGATTATTCGGATTTCAACAGTGAATTCGAAAAGTTCAAGAGAATGTCTGATGAAGAAAGGCTGAAAACCGGCATACAAAAAGGTTTTATAGATAAGGAGTTCGCATGATATTCAAAACAATTTTAAAAGCATTTTGGCGTTATTTTGACGTGATTTGCTTTGTTTTTGCCCTTGTTTGCATCAACTTTGGGGCGTTTTTAATCTTTAATAAAATAGTTTGGATTACATCGGGCCTATCTCTTGCTTTGATTGGTTGGTTTTCAGAAGTTGCCATTGATAGCAAAGAAGGAGGTGACAAATAATGCCATTGTTTCATTCTAATTTTCATATTAGAGATTCGACCACTGGTGAAATATCTGGAACACCGATTGACGACTGGACAAGCATAATCAATTTCTTGAATCCAAAGAATGATCATTATATCAGTGCTTTTCGTGCTTTGAAAAACCCAGATATTCATTCTGCTGTAATGCAATTGTCAGGTGACCTTGCAACAGCAACATTAACCGCAAACGGTCCAAGAGCACAAGGCATTTTGGATAATCCTTCTGCAACTGCAAACGCTCGAACGTTTTGGGTTACAATGTTTGCTCAAATGATTTTAGGCGGTGAATCTTTTGCCTATCGTTGGCGCAATGCAAATGGTATTGATGCTCGTTGGGAATATTTGAGACCATCACAAGTTCAGGTTTATGAATTGTCAGACGGTTCGGGATTGACTTATAATCTTTCCTTTGATGAACCAGACATTGACATGATGGAAAATGTGCCACAATCCGATATGATTCATTTGAGATATTTTTCAATGAATGCCATGACTGGATTTAGTCCGTTATACTCTTTGGTTAAAACGTTGGATATTAAAAAGCAGTCCGATGTTCTTACATTAAAAGCATTGGCTCAATCAGTAACCGCAAACAGCGTTCTACAAGAGCCTGCACAGGTTGATGATAATTACGCGATGGCAAGATCAAAGACACTCATGAAGCAACTACAAACGTCTGGCGGTATTCCTGTTGTTCTCGCACCCGGCGAAACATTTACACCTCTGGAAATTAAATCGAATATTTCTAGCTTGTTAAGTCAGGTTGATTGGACTTCAACGCAGATTGCTAAAGCCTTTCAAATTCCGGATTCATATTTAAATGGTCAAGGAGATCAACAATCTTCGCTTGATCAAATTGAAGGTTTATATGCCAATACGTTAAACCGTGATATGAATATGGTTTTGAGCGAACTAAATAATAAATTAAATGCAAATATCACAGCGGATATAAGAAAAGCAATAGACCCGCTTGGAAACGATTATGCAACCGCATTACTAGCCAGCAAGAATTTAACGGCTGCGCAAGTTGCTATTGCTCTTAAAGAATCTGGTTACCTTTCACAAAATGTTCCGAACGGTGTGGCAGCAGATCCGCCACAGGAAGGAGAAAATGTTGACAGTACAAATTGATGTTAAAAACGACATTATTGGTGCCGATTCAGAACCAATGTATCAATTCTTCGGTATGAATTATGTTGCTCCAGAGCAAATTCAAAACGCTCTGGCAAGTGCTAAAGCCAACGAAGATATTGAAATTGATATTGATTCCAATGGCGGTGAAGTAAGTGCTGCAAGTCAAATTTATTCAATGCTTAAAGCTTATCCAGGACAAGTTAATGTCTTTATTCAAGGCATTGCCGCTTCTGCTGCTTCTATCATTGCGATGGCTGGTGACAAGATTTCTATTTCACCAACGGCACAGATTATGATTCACAAATGCTTGGCTGCGACTGATAGTGCTAATGCTGATGAGCTTCGTCAAATGGCTGCTCAAAATGACAGCGTTGATATTGGAATTGCTAACGCATACATGCTGAAAACGGGGATGAGCCAAAGTGACTTGTTCCAATTAATGAGCAATCAAACCTTTATGGATGCCAAAACAGCAATTGACAAAGGCTTTGCAGACGAAATGGCATTTACAAGCAAAACTCAAACCGCAAGTGATAAAGCTCCGGTGTTTGCTAATTCCATTGCAAAGTTGCCTTCAAGAGAAACGATTGATAAATTCAATCTTCTCATGGGCAAAGCAAAAGCCTTTGACAAAATCAGTGAAGCACAAATACCTTCTGAAGAAGATTCAGAGGAAGTTGCACCAAAAGAAAATAAAAAAACTAATAGTCAGTCATCGTTAAGACAACGCAAGCTGGCTATTTTATTAGGAGATAAAAAATGAACGTAAACGAAATTAATGATGCATGGGTTGCTTCTGGACAAAAAGTTTCAGACCTCAATGCAAAAATTAACACTGCCGTCCTCGATGACGAGAACTATGATGAAGCAGCTGTTAAAGATTTGAAAGGCCAACGTGATAAAGAAGTATCACGCCGCAACGACTTGAAAGATGCTTTGGAACAAGCTCGCAAAGATGCCAAAGTTATCAAGCCAAAGCAAGAAGTCAAAGATGTTGTTTCTGATGTTAAACCAAAGAAAGACATCGTAGAAATCAAAAAAGATTTCGTTAATAACTTTCGTGGGTTAATTAGAAATGATCCACGTGTTTTGAATATGCTGACTTCATCGACTGATGACCCAGCAACTGTTGCCGGTGCTCTTGGTTCTGGTTTGGTTATCCCTCAGGATATTGAAACTGCTATCAACACATTAGTTCGTCAGTATGCTTCTCTTCAACAATATGTAAA